GTATCACTTGTTGGATCAACTGGAGTTTCTTCTGTTTCCGAAAGTCCTTGTTTTACCCTTGTAAGTGCTTGTTCCCTCTCAACATCTCTGAGCCTAAGCTCATCAAAGTCTTGACGTAATTTTGCAGAATCTTCATTCCTTTTATGAAATTCCCGCTCTAAATCCTTATAGCGAGCTTCATAATCATGCTGTGGTTCTTCAGGCTCTTCTTCGTCTTCGGTCTCATCATCATCTGATTCAGGCTCCTCAGCATCAGCTTCTTCAGCCTCAACTTCAGGGGTACCTTCTTCAGTTGAATCTCCTTCAACTTCATCTTCCTGACTCCATAAATCTTCGTCTGAGGCTTCTGAATCTTCAGTTTCCTCATCGAGTACCTCTTTTTCTGACATATAGCTCCTTCCAATGTCCCGATTAAACGGATTGGTTAAATATTGGCCCTTTCCTTACGGTGTAAAGGCTACTCTTAATATGGTTCGGCAATATCAAGCATTTCTGTCCATGCTTGTATTTTACCGATAGATACATTATGCCTTGAAATTGACTCTTGGTCAACTAATTGTTTCAATTTAATTATATCATATGTATCTTGTATTCTTTTTTCAATCATTTCTTTGTAAATCTGCCATCCCGGTGATTGGGGTAACATACCTAATATATCATTGCGGGGCATTTTCTGCAAACTCCCTTTTTCTTATCTGATCAGCAGTTGGGCCTCCCTGTAGTCTTTCTTGTGCTGGCCCTGCTTGTGTTGGGTCTTCAGGCATTCCTCCGGGGGCTGGTTGTTCTGGCCCTTCTTGAGGTGGCCCTTGTACCTGTTGTGCTTGTGCCTGTCTTATGGCTGTCTCTTCTTGATTTATCATATTTTCCTGCTCTTGTAACATAGTATCAGTTTGTCCCTCAGACTCTTCACGCAATAGGACACTATAATTTTCTAAGTTTGCTGGGTTTAATACATTACCTTGTTTTATCAATTCTAACCTCTCCTGCATTTCCAGTTTACGCTGGTCTTCCCCTATAGATTGTTTTTCATCAAGCATGGCCTTATTCAGTTCAATGGCTATACTTGACTGTGTCTGATTCTGTATTTGTTGTTGTGCTAACTGGGCCTGTGCTTGCATTTGCTGTTGTGCCGCTTGTTCTGCTGCTTGAGCTTGTTGTTGCATCTGCTGTTGCTGTGCCTGTTGCTGAGCTTGCATTTCCTGTGTTACTTCCTCCTCTGTCTTTACAACCTTATCCGGCTCCATATTAAATGCACGTAATAACGGCCTTGTAAATGCTTCTTGCTTAAGGTACTGCTTTATCTCCGGCATCTGTCCAATTACCTGTAGGAAATTTATAAGTTGGGTATTGTGTACCTCCTTGGCAACATACTGTTCATATCCTGTTGATATTGCTTCGTAATCTCCTTTGATAGACATATCTGTAGAGTCAACCATTAGCCACCTGTATATGGCACTTACATTCTTGGTTATCATCTGAGATACTGATCTTACTACATCCGCTGTCTGTCTATTTGCGTTGGAGTTAAGGATAGACATCCCTGTGGCTGTCTTGGTCTGTGCTGGTGACTGGTCACCATAACCTATACTGGTCTGACCAGAGTCTAGGTCTGCTTCACGTTCAAGTTGCTGGATTAATGAAAGAAGTCCATTTGTTACATCTGGGATTTGTACTGAAGTAAATGAGTCTCTTACAGAAGCTCCCGGTTTAACACGGAACTGCTTACCCGGATATATCTGTTCTGTGTCTGTACCCGGCTCAAATGCGTTGGGGTCTATGACTGTAAGTGGAGCCGCTGATAAGGATTTGCCCTCTACCAACATGGCATATGAAAAGTTTAATATTGCCTGTGCATCCCTTATTGCATAGTAAATACCGTCACCCCATATGGATTCTGGATTCTTCTGCCAATGACAAAAATGGAATGGTAAAGTATCATCAAATGGATTTTCTGCAATCTTAACAACCTTATCACCTATAATAGTAATTACAACAGGGAGAGCATCTGGCATATCCTCTGAGTTAATTGGCAGGTGTGGTTCCAAGTCCTTACCATCTAAGCGGCCCCAAAACTCTAAAACCTCAAACTTCTTTAATCTTGCCGATGAGGTTTCATTGTACTTTTTTGGGTGTTCACTGTCGTCCCACCCATGAGCAAGGCCGATTTCTTCTTCAATAACTTCCTCAAGTGCACCCGGTACAAAACCTTCTGCTGTCTTTGCGAGTTTTTTGAGTTGTATCTTGCTAAGGAATGACCTTTGGATAACATAGTCTGCATCTTCCGCATTGATTGCCTCTGGAGATGGAAATACATTCCATATACTGACAAACTTACATGTGGGCATTAATTCTTGTTCAAGGAACGACTCAACTGAGACCACATCGTCTGGAGTCGTAACCGTAGTGTAGACAGGAAAGTTTTTATATTCGAGGGAAATACCCTTCGTACATCCCGTCCCATACAAACACATTTCATGTATAGCATTTTGAACCTGTTCATTATAATTCGTTCTTTCAAGAATATCACGAATCTTGAACTCCATCTGTTTAGAGCGTTCAAGAATTGCGTCCTCAAGCATGTCAGGTCTATCGGGTGGTGCTTGTATATCTGGAGGGAAGAACCTTGGCTTGCGTGAGGGGGTAATAGTAAATGGTACTTTCCCATCCTCAAATAATAGCGTGTTAATCTTAATCTTCGCTGAATTAATCTTACGCCTAGTTTGATTGACAAAAATACCCCTTTCACTTGCCAACTCATGCACCTTCGATATTTTTGAAGGGTACTTTCCTCTGTACGCATCATATGCCTCCACCCAATGTTGTTCATTATCCCTGCGATAGTCCTTTGCCTCTTCAAACTTTTCTTGTATCACCTTGGCAAAGACATTTACATCTGCTTCTACCATCTTAATTTCAGCAATAGCGACTTCTCCAGACTCTGGGTCTTCCATTACCTCAGTTGATTCATAATCTACCATCTATTCCATTTCTCCGTTGTCTCTTGTTATTGATACAATATCACCGTTTTCCATACAAAGTTCAATATGTTGTGTAATTTCTACTTGAGCCGCCAGTTTATCTGCAATCTTATGTATGGAATCAGAAAGAGTTTGGATAAACAAACACCCTTGTTCCTCTCCAAGACTCTCACAGGCAATATCTGTCATATCTTCAAGTAAAGGTACAAGATCATCATATAGTTTATCAATATTTGGTACTGGATTACCACCAAAATCTCCTTTTATTACTTTGCTCATAGCTGTGAGGGCTGGTAAAGCTTTAATTCAGGTTTCCAATGTCTTCTACTTATTTCTCTATCCCATTCTGCCATTGCAGGGAACATCTTACACCCAAAACATGCGATAGCCAAGGCCATTACACAGTCATCATGTGAACCAGACTGTGCTGCCATTCTTCCGTTGGGATAATTTACAAAGGTTTGTAGCTCATCCAGAACCTTGGGACTCCTAATTTTTATTTCATTTTCTCTGATTAATTCCTTTAAATAGTCAATAATCAGGGGTTTAGACTTTACTGTGGTATGGAATCCTAACTTGCGAGCAGTACGACTTGTTCTCTCGTCTAGTATCTTCTCTGAATATATATCCGGGTAAATGTGTACATCTGAAAGAAACTTTAGGGTTACTAATCCATGATTATTTCTTTCTACAATTAGTTTAGCATTATTATACCATTTCCCTAAACTTGCAAGTTGCCATGCAAATAAGTCTGGATCAATCTTTACCCTTATAGTTGCTACCTCATCCATATTTGAGGCATCTAAGACTACACCTACACTCCAGTCTGTGTCCCTGCCTACGTCTATACCCTCTGATATATCTGCACCTATCCTATACTCCTTATTCGGTTGGGGTCTCTGCCATACCTGCAACTCCCCATCATCCATTGACTCTATAACATATTTTTCCCCGCCACGGTCTCTCCACTTTTGCACAGGTATATGGAATCCTTCTGATGGTCTTTCCCTTTGTAGTTTCTGTGAAATTAGGACAAGGTTACTGAGGGTTTCTATATTAAATACACTTCTTCCTGTAGTAACAAAAGACTCTCTGGCTGTCGTGGGGAACTCTTGATGAAATTTTCTTAAATCATTCTGACATTGAGTCTTTATGCATTGTCTCCTCCAGTTTAAGTTCTCTAGTGTTACCTTGAACTCTTTAACTTGATCCCCTACATCATACTTACATGACATATCCAGTAGTGAGTTTTCTTCCTCCCCTCCGTACCGTTTATCCTGTCCTAACTCATTCTTGAATGTGTCCTTCTCTTCTTCTGACTTAAATGGGGTACTGTAGTGACTATATATATACCACGGAAAGAAGACACTTTCCCACCCAGAATTGCCTTCTGCTGCATCCCAGTACATGTCATGGAACACACCACCCACACCTTGTGCGGTAGATTCTATTACCGCCTCTGTATCAAACCCTTGTACTACACAGTTGAGAAGCCCAAGTAGATAATCCTCACCGCCTCCTGACCAAGATGCTACTTCACTACAATGTAAGTAGTCTATCTTACTACCACGTACTTCACGGCCCCCTACAGTTGAAAGTGAATAGGATGAATTAAGGCCACCCTCCTCACTTCCCCAATGTAAGTCTCTCCTGCCGCTATATTTAAGTTGTGGTTTTATTTCTAAGGGAAGATTTTGCTCCATTGTACGTGTCATAGCAAACATTACATCTGTAGCTGCCTTGCTATGGGTGGTAATCTGTACCACCTTATTATGGTTCATTGCGGCATGTCGGAAGTACCG